GATCATCAAAAGTTACAATATAACAAACAAGGATCTGAAACAATCAGAATGAATACTGGTTATGTAGATGAGGGACAATTTGAACCTATAAAACAAATAATGCTATCTGAATTAGTTTGGGTACAAATAGGATCAGTAGTTTCTCCAATAAATGTTGTAACTAATTCTTTAGAAAAGAAAACACAGATAAACAATAAACTTGTCAATTATAGTTTAGATTTTGAATTTGCATATGACATCTTAAACAATGTGAGATAATGAGTGGATATGAATTATACATTAATAATCAGAGAGTAGAAATATTTGAAGATGAAAGCCTAAGCCTTAATCAAACAATTCAAGATGTTAGGGATGTTTCTAAAGTGTTTACAGACTTCTCAAAACCTTTTAACTTACCTGCATCAAAAGAAAACAACAAAATATTCAAACATTATTATAGATTTAATTTAGCAACTGGTACATCATTTGATGCTAGAAAGAAAGTTCCTGCTAGAATAGAGTTAAATACAATACCATTTAAAGAAGGACTTTTAAGATTAGAAGGAGTATCAATAGAAAACAATCAACCTAAATCATACAAGGTTACCTTTTTTGGTAATACAGTTACATTAAAGGACACATTAAGAGAAGATGAAATCAACTCATTAAACTGGCTAGACAATTTTAATACTACATATAGTGCATCACAAGTATTAAAT